CTAGCTGTGCAGCACGTTGAGCAATATCTGCCTGAGAAGTCAGGCCACTAAGGCCAAGTTGGCCACCTTCAAGCGCGCTACGTTGAGCAAGTTGCTCTGCACTCAATCCAAGGTTGGCTGCTTGCTGTGCCGCACTGATGCCTGTTTGAGCGCCTGCTTGGCCTAGTGATCCAGTTATTTGTGAAGCTTGTTGTCTGCGTGCTTGTGCTTGCTCAAACGCCTGCTGTGCGGCCTGTTGAGCTTGCTGGAAACCTTGTGAGCGCAACTCAGCGCCTGTCTTAGCTTGTTGTTGCAGGACATTACGACCAATCTCTGCTTGTGCTATGGCACCACGAGAGCCGCCAAACGCGCCAGAGCGCACCGCTTGATCACGCGCAGCAATCTTTTGCTGTTCGCCCAGTCGTGCAATCTCAGCTTGTTGTGCGTCAATAACTTGTTGTGTGAACGGGTCTTGGAATCTAGATACGGCTGATGGATCAAACTGCGCGCCGGTGCCTGCAAGACCAGCGATACCTTGAAGTGCAGTAGCTCTACCCATCTCACCGGCAGAACGGAGGTCTTGTCCTGCCATTTGCGTCTGCATTCTAGCTCGTTGTGCTGCGTCCATGGCACCTTCTTGGGCGCCAGTTACCTGACCACCGATGCCTTGACCGGCGCGCTCCATGGCTCTCTGGCCAATACGAGATTCTCTGCCTGCGCCCCTAGCCGCATCCATTAATCCTCTTTGAGCAGTAGCAGCCTCTCTGCCCATGCCCCGCTCAGCACCACGAATATCTTCCGCAGCGCCCCTCATCATGGCTCTGGCGCCTTGATCCATAAACTGCTGACCCATGCGTGGGTCATATGCACCTATGCTTTGTTCATACAGCTGACGAGCGCGAGGGTCTGCAAAAGCGCCTGCAGAACGTGGGTCAAAACCACGAGCAGATTGTCTGAATAGGTTTTGAGCTTCTGCTAACTGTTGACCAAAACCACCAAGGCCACCAGCGAGGTTGCGAGCTTGTACTTCTAATGGCGAAAGACCAGCCACCTGCTGAACAGGTATCGGTATTGGGCGCGTTAGCATCCCATATTGAGGATTAAAGTAGAGGTCTTGAAGCTGTCTTGCTGCTAACTCTTGTGCAGGATCAGCGTATGTTTGTTGAGCACTCGGCTGAACTGTAGGTACAGCTGTTTCAACTTCTTTTGTTTTTGAATCAAAGATACCCATTAGGCCTTCCTCATCGCCTTTTCACCAGCACGCTGTAGCGCATACATCATGCGAGCACCTTCTCTACGCTGTTCTTCTTTAGATTTACCAGCGCCTTCCAACTTACCAATGCCTCTAACAGCTTTGGCGTTTACAACAAACTCACCATCGCTAAGCATTGCAGGTATGTCATCAGATGTTTCTGTTCCTGGGCCAGAGATCGGGCCGTTCATGCGAGGGAAATCAACATCGCCGCCTTCAGCAAGAGAAATCAATCCACCTTGAGCCATTGCATCGTAGGCGCTTGTGTCAAAACCAAGGCCACCGGCGATGGCTTTGCCAACTTTTTGATTACCGGTCAGGCCTTGCTTCGAGTTTCCACCACTCTTGATGTATTCAAGAAGCTCCTCACGAGTCATATCTTCTATACGCTTTCCAGAAAGACCGCCAATGCCGCCAGCAGCCGTGTTCGAGTTGTAATTCTGCATCCCCTTTAAGGCAATGTCTTTGAGGCTACCCAAACCTTTTGCAGCCGCACCACCAAGCGCACTAGCACCTTGAGCAAGAGCGCCTCCTGCAGCTGCAGCGCCTTGACCTATTGCGCCCATCAAGCCGCCTAGAAACATTCCTTGTGGCTCAAGTGATGCAATGCCTCCTTCAGCCGCATACATTGGGCCCATCCCAGCCATGCCGCCGAAAGGATTGAATCTACCCTCTCCGCCAATGATGTTTCCTATGTTTTGACGCAGGTCTGCTTGGAATTCTTCTATAGATTCAAAAGGTTCTTGGCCTTGAGCTATGCGCGCTTTATTTATATTTTCTAAGATTTGATCTTGAGTTGCGTCAGTAAGATCTAGATCTTCTTCTTCATCTCCAACAGGCGTGCCGTCTGGATATTGACGAATGACTTCAGGTTGCGTACTGGGAGGCACAAAGCCAGCAGGGGGCAAAGGCATTTGAAGTGGGCCGCCAACGTTTGGTGCAGCCATAGCGTAATTTGTATATTGGGCACCAGGCGCTCTTTGATATTGAAGAGCACCTGCAAAAGGATTAGCAACACTAGAAGGAAGAAAGCTAGATCCTATAAAATCTGGATTAATATTTTGAAGCGGACTTGGCGCAAATCTTTGAGTAGACCCTGGTTGAGCTAAAACCTCACCAGTGAGTTGTTTAGACATGCTTCGCAAATCTGTTGTGCTTACATTACTTCCTGTAGATCTTCGGGGATTCATCCTGCCCATTTAACACTTCCACCTACGTCTTGCTTGTCGTAGCCTTGAATTAGGATCTTTCGCTGCTTTAGGAAACTTCTTCATTTGCCCAGCAGATCGAGCGCAGAAAGACTTCCTGCGCTTCGCACGTTTACCTGTGGGCTTGTCCTCCGTTACCGCCGTCTGGAGTTTACTACCAGGATTGGCCTTACGATACGCTTTTACACCCGCTTCTGTCATCCCCGCGCCTTCTTTTGTAGGGCGAAAATTCTTCTTATTACGCTTTGGCATATTGTCGCGCTTGCGTTTACGCACTGCGCCGCCGTTTGAAAACTCTTCAGCGTAACGTCTAAACATCAGGAGTACTTAGTCTTCTTGCGCCGGTCAGACATAATCGCGCCACACCCTCTATGGTTGCGCATCACTTCGCCGCCAGAAGCTTTCTTAATGATTGTCTTCACATTCGTAGGCTTACCACCTACGCCTTGTGGCTTGGCACGTTTTCGACGCACTGCGCTACGCCGTTCAGCCTCAGTCATTTGTTTTGCTTTTGCCCTGGGCACGCATTTAGGGTACTTGCGCTTTGAACCTTTTGCTTTGGCACGGCCACAAGCTTGGAACTTACCATCTTTCTTTGGTGCTCCAATATCTACCCAGTCGCCCTTTGGGCCTTTGCCAAACCAGTCTTGTAAACTCATTTTTTCTTCTGAGAATCAATAAATTGTCTGTAGATCTTAGCGGCTCCTGGCTTCTTAGCTACTTTAGCTCTTTGTTCCATGGCTACCGCTGCCTGTATTTTGTGAGCGTGAGTGCGACCAGATCTTCTTATCTTGGTAATACTTGCCTTTGCATCAGCTATAGTTGCAAACTTTAGACCAGTGATAGTGCCCTTTGGATTCTCATCGGTGTAAAGGTCGCTGTGCTTTCTGCTTCTAGCAGGCTGACCTTTCTTCCTTGGTATCCTAGGGTTGCTTCTCATCGATCTATCAATCTAGCCCTTCTCGCTATAAAGCCTCCACCTCTCACGTTTCTAATCTTCTTCGCGGCAGAGGATGTACCACTTTTTTTAGGCTTTGGTCCTTTGAAGTCTTTTCTCTTTACACCAGATGGGTCTTTGATCTTGCCTGCACATATCTTGCTGGCATAGGCATTTGCGTAAGCCGATGGATATACTTTGAACTTACGCTTAGCTGCTGCTTTACCTCTAGGGCATAGTTTTGTCATGAACCTACACTCACTACTATATTGCCGTTAGTTATCACTTGAACTGAGCCTACAAGCGCAGTCGCTTCAAGCGGATCAGTGGTGTACGGTAACTCTTGAGATAAACTTATCCAGTTGTCACCATCGTACACCTGCAACACATTGATCGATGTGTTCCAAATAATATCGCCTCTGTTGAACTTTAACTCATCTCGCTGCGTTCTGGTAAACAAAGGCGTTGCGTCTGGATCAAGAGAGTCCAAACTCAATTCTAATAAGCGCACAGTTCGATTGAACGTCCCGCCATCGACCATCTGGCCATTTTGAACAAAGGGCAAACGACCTTGTAATACTTTGCTCATCGCCTGCCGTTTGGTTGCACATCTAGTCGAGTGCCGCCAATCCTGAACCCAAGGCCAAGCCTCACATCTGTTGTTCCGTCATCATCAGACTCAAAGCGTACAACCGCCTGCCTGCCACGAGCTCTTGCATCAATCTTTGTGGTGCTGTTGGTAAAGGCTGTAGTTTGATCAGTGGTCAATGAGTCGCCGGGGAAGTTGCGCGCTTTGATAACAAAGTTCATCGTCTGATCAGAACCGCCGTCACCTGTGAACTTAACGTCTGGTATGCACCTGCGAATAAACTGAAACTCTTCGCCATCACCTAAGTCAAAATCTGCGCTTTCAATGAAGACGTTGTCCATGGGAGAGCCGTCGTTATCAAAGCCAGTCTCGTGCGAGTAAACATAGTTACTAGTACCATCGCTTCCTGCTGCACGAGGAAAGCTTTCAAGACCTTCATCAAGCCATGCTGTCCTAGATAGGTTGCCTATGGCCCAAGTTTGCTCAACGTAGTTGTAGGTAACATATCGGTCAATTACCGTATTCGTGCCAGAGCAGTAGAACCAACCTACCTCATCAAACTGTTTGTTCACGAAAGCAAACACTTGAAACGCCTGGCCCTCATTGAAGTCATCAAATATATAAGACCTGACACTGCATGGCACAGACTGAACGGCGCCTTGGTATGAGTAGAACCCTTTCTTGTCCATCCAAAACACACCAGCAGGCGTGTTGATTGTAGCATTCGGGCCAATAAGACTGACGCCCTCGTTGATTAGATTCAGACCAAAGGTGAGAGGCGCGCCGATAAACTGCAAGCTATAGAGCGCAACATCAGTCCATACAAGTGTCTCTTGCCGTGCTCGCAAGCCACCAACAATCTGTGATCCTGCAGAACAACGAAGGGAGCCCGCTGTATTTGTGGCTGTTGGGAACCACTCAGCAGGATTCTCTTGGTCAGAGAAAGCAATCAACAAAGGGTCTATTGACCCGGTTCTTGCCGTTGCAGAATCATTGATTGGGTCTGCGCCAAGCGCAATAACGTGCCTATCTACATCGGATACCAGTATTTGCAAGGCGGCGGTGGGGGTGAAGTTAGCCCCCGACAAAGCTGAAATGTTGACAGCCCTATCTGTACCAAGCGTCTTTGCGCTGGTATCCCAGTAATAGATACCACCTGCTCGCACATTTGATATCAAGTCTTCGCCAAAGCTGTCCATAGACCAGAGTCGCAGCTGGTTCAAAGCACTCAGTGAGCTTGCAGAACCCCAGCCACCAGCGCCCCATGTTCCTGCGCCCCAACCAGAGCCAGCAACAAACACATCAAGGCCTACGTTGATCTGGTATGCACCCACTGTTGAGCTACCACCATTACCACTATCGCTGCTGTTAGCAGTTACCGTTGCACCAGAGGTGTCTTTGGCTGTAATGACATACACGTTGGTGCTGGTAATGGAATCAATCTCATACTCTTGATTCAATACGGCAGCAACGACATTACCGCCAAGTGATGCGGCATCAGAAAAAGTTACAAAGTCGCCTTTGGCTGCACCATGAGCAGTGTCAGTCACGTTGATTGAACTTGACCCATCCGTTGCACCAAACGTCACATCGCCTGCAGATGTAGTAGATCGTATAGGTGTGATGTCGTTGTAGTTTGCGCCTGATTGTATGTAGAGCTTGGTGCGAGTGCCTAAGCCCAGAAGCTTGGTGCCAGCCAAAGAAGTCCATCCAAACAGCTTTCTGCCTGTGCCATTGAATGAAGCAGTTATAAATTTAACCCAGCCGCCTATCTTTTCAGGCAAACCTTTGCGGAATCGAACAAGATTACCGTCAAACCATCCGCCTTCAGCGGTGTAGTCGGTTCCCTCTTTGTTGATGCCAGGGTTAAATATGTACTTCTGCAGAGGCATTACTAATATTCACCTGTGCGTATAAGCTCAGTGACTTCTATTGCACGATCACCCACCTGACTTGCCCATCTGCTATCCATAAACTCATCAGCAGCCACATCATACTGCTCACGAGACATAGCTTCTAAAGCTTTGACAAACCCACGCAGCCTGGTCAGACCAAGGTTGAAGCACAGGTTTATCATGGCGTCTCGCCTGGGTTGAGTAAGATCTTCATACCAGTCATACGCAGCGGCTAGTTCTTCATCACAACGGTTTATATCGTTTGACAGCAGATATTCGATCTCATCGTCAGACAAACCGATACCACCATCTTCGTCAATGCAGCGCCCGACACCAATCGTGGTCTTGTCGGCTGTACACTGGTATGCGAAAGCCTTTACACCCTCATGCCGCTTCAATGTATCTACTAACTGACCCATGAACGTCACCATCTACTTCTCCCGCGCTACCTGATTGACCTTCTCGTAGCTTCTCATAGCGCCGAGACCCAACATCCCCATCATAACGGGCACAAGAAGCGTGGTATCTACTTCTGGTACATCCATCCAAATGCCAATCACATTAGCGATAATAGTGTTGTACAACAGCCCTACGGCACAGATCCAGCCGATAGCAGGTCGCCACCCAGCTACAAACAAACTCTTGTGTGCAGCTTCCATCTTGTTGATTTCTAGTTGGCCTTTGAGAGCCTCTTGAGCGTGACGCTCTGACATGGTGGCAATCTCATGTGCCAACACATTCTTCTGATCCTTGTCTTCTATAAACTTGTCTAGCAGTCCTGTGACCGGTCCAACGAGTGATGCAACAATACTCATAATTTATTTCCTATTTGACCATGCTTGTGCGCCAAAAAACGCAGCTAGGATGCCTGCAACGGATACAAAGTAAACTGCCGCCATGTCGCCCAAGATAGATGCAGCTTGGTTCATCCCGAAGAACTCACTGACAACCACAAGGCTTGGGTACAGCAACATGCCCCAGAGAGCGAACCATGACATGGCACGTTGAGCATCTGCTCGCTCATGCCGCAAGCGTAGCTCCTGCAACTCTTTGCTCGTCTGTAGCTCTTCGTCAGTAACAATGCCATCACCATCCGCATCATAGTTAGCGTACTCGCTGTTTGGCTCTAGCTTTTTCGCTGCCATATCAATCCCAGAACTTCGCATTAGGGTTTGC